AAGGCGCAAAGCAGAAAGCACGGCTATCGTTTCCAGGTTGCAGAATATTGCAAAAGCAGGAAAAAGAGGTGATTGGAAAGCTGATAGTTGGTATTTGGAACGTACACAACGTGAGATATTTGGTAATAATGATAATAAAAACAATGCGTTAGCAGTACAGATAAATATACAAAGAGACAACGCAGCAGAAAGTATAGACATCAGTACGACAGGTGCTAAACCTGTTACACTAGACGATTAAACTGTTGGTCAGCAACGATTACAGAAATACAACTAGGCACTTACTAGACAAATAGCCCCCTATGGCATGACCCACAGCTAGGTTTTTTGCGAAGACGAAGACGATATGTAAACACGCACCCACGCACCAAAAAACAAAACACCACAGGTTGCAGTCTGGTTGTCGTAAACCAAAAAAAACCAATTCTCAGGTTGTCGTCAACCAATAGGTAACCACATGGCCAAGAAGCTAATAAAATTAGAATACGACCCACAGCCTAAACAGGAGTTATTGCACAAGTGTAAAGCCAAGCAGATATTATTTGGTGGAGCAGCAGGGGGTGGTAAGTCTCATAGTGGTCGTTGGGATATTATAGGTTTCTGCTTGGAGAATCCTGGTTTAAATGCTTTTATTTTCAGAAGATCGTTACCAGAGTTGGATGGTAACCATATTCAGCCTTTGAAAAAAGAGTTGCCACAGGAACTAGGTAATTACAATGAAACACGAAAGAGGTATGAGTTTTACAATGGATCGTCAATTACGTTTCAGTATATGGAACGTGATAGTGACTGTGATCGTATACAGGGTCAGGAAGTACATATAGCTTTGATTGACGAAGCAGGTCAGTTTAATGAGTATCAGCTAGGATATATTAAAAGTAGAATGAGATTAGGTTCATTTGAGCCTGTTCAGAAAGAGTATTTGCCAAGATTAATTATGACGGCTAATCCAGGTGGTCAGTCACATAATTTTTTAAAGGCTTTGTATATTGATCCTGCTCCGAGTGAGACATATTTTTACGATCATACAATGCGTGATCCTAACAATCCCAAAGATAGGGGTTGGTTGTCGATGTATATACCTGCAAGGATGGAAGACAACAAATACATTGATCCCAGTTATGCGAGTTCATTTAGTGGTTTGCCAGAAGAATTAGGTAGGGCATTAAGGGAAGGTGACTGGGATTTAGTTGTCGGATCATTTTTTGGGGATATATGGAAACGTGATCTACACGTTGTAAGGCCATTTGATATACCAAATCATTGGACTAAGTTTAGGTCATTTGATTGGGGATCGGCTTCCCCATTTAGTGTTGGTTGGTGGGCTGTAGCAGAAGGACATGAGACTATACCAGATGATGCGTTGATTAGGTATCGTGAATGGTATGGGGCAGCAGGGCCGAATAGGGGTTTGAGAATGACTGCCGAAGAAGTTGGTAGTGGTATCAGGGCTAGAGAAAGAGGTGATGGCAACATAGATTTCTCTGTTGGTGATCCAAGTATTTGGAAGTTTGATGGTGGGCCATCTATTGGCGAAAGATTAAGCAAGTGTGGTGTAAGGTTTAGAAGGGCTGATAATTCAAGAGTTGCAGGTTGGGATCAGGTAAGACAGAGATTGATGGGTGATGATGGAGTTCCTATGCTTTATGTGTTTAGTGATTGTGTTGACACTATTAGAACCTTACCAGTTTTGACCCATGACAAGCACCGAATGGAAGATATTGATACTACGCAGGAAGATCATGCAGCAGATGATATTAGATATGCCTGTATGAGTAGACCATTTACAAGACAAGCCCCAGAGATTGACGAAGATATTTGGCGAAAGCCAACCATAGAAGAAATGATGAGTGGTCTGGATAATGTTTCCAAGCCTAATTCGTGGAGATTATAATTGGAATATGGATTTGACAGAGAACCCACTAAGAAGTCTGACAGGGCTGCTTATTGGAACGATCAGATAATCAAGGCTAGACGTTTTGAGGAAAACTGGCGAGAACGTGCCAATGGTATAGTCCAAAGATACAGGGATGATAACGTAAATCGGTTTGAACGTGAAACAAGAATGAATATTTTTCATTCCAATGTCGATACGTTGAAGTCTGCTTTGTATTTTAAAACACCGAAGCCAAAGGTTAGCCGTAGGTTCAAGACTAATGATCCTATTGGTAGGACTATTGCTGAAGTTTTAGAAAGAGGTTTGCAGTATCAGCTAGATATTTACGACTTTGATAGTGCTGTTAAAAAAGCTATTGAGGATATGCTGATTGTTGGCCGAGGGGCAATAAGGTTAAGGTATGATCCTGTTTTAGTTACAGGTGAGCCAGAGAGAATACCGATAAGGATTGAGCCTATTACTGGTATTGGTGAGGTTGCACCAGGTCAGATGGGTGAGGTACAGGTTGCACAAAGACTGCTTGATCCTGATGGGAATGAAGTTGAGCAGGAAAATGTCAAGCAAGATGCAAGAGGTATGTTTATTGAGGGTGATCCAGTTGAGTTTGTTGGAGAACAGTCAATTACCTGTGAACACGTTAACTGGTCAGATTTAACCATATCACCTGCTAGATGTTGGCAGGATGTAAAATGGATTGCATTTAGGCATTTATTATCCAGGCAGGACTTGGTTGATTACTATGGATCGCAGGGTGAGCAGATACCTCTGACTTACAGATCAAGTGAAATGTCTGATTATCAAGACAATCCAGAACCAGATATGGCCGAAATATATGAGATTTGGGATAAGAGATCAGGTAAACAAATATTTGTGGCAACAAGTTTTGATGAGATATTAGAGGACTTTGACGATCCATACAATTTAGATCAGTTTTGGCCTATGCCAGAACCTTTATATGCAGTCTCCACTACCGACACTACTTTGCCTGTACCAGAGTTGTTTATCTACGAAGATCAGATATTTGAACTGGATTTGATTACACAAAGGATTGCAGCCCTAACAGAAGCCCTAAAAAGGCGAGGTGTATACGATGCTAGTTTTCAAGAACTAATTAGATTATCTGATGCAGAGGATAATGAATTTATTCCCATTGATAATTTCGCTATGTTACAGGCAGGTGGTGGTTTGGCTAATGTTTTACAAGAAGCCCCATTGGACAACCTTATCAGGGCATTAACTGCCTTATATCAGTCAAGACAAACTGTTATTGAAACAATATATGAGATTACAGGTATCTCAGATATTATGCGAGGTACATCAAATAACAGTCGTGAAACTGCGACTGCACAAAGGATCAAGGGTCAGTTTGGGGCTATGAGATTAGTCAACAGACAGAGAACTATTGAGAAGTTTTTAGACAAAATTATGCAATTAAAGGCTGAATTGCTAGTTGAGAATTTAGAACCTAGTTTGTTGGAAAAGATGACGGCAGTTGCCATTCCTCCAGAGGTCGTTGCCGTCATGCAGGATGACAGGCTTAGAAGTTACAGAATATCGGTAGATACAGAAGAATCGAGTGCTATTGATGCAAGTATGGATCAAAGAAACAGAACTGATTTTTTGACAGCTATGGTTCAGTTTTTACAATCTGTAGGCCCATTGGTTAGTTCCGGTGCATTAGGGTTCGATCAGGCAAAACAGATGTTATTATTTGCTGCTAGGGCTTTTCCTGGTGCAAGAGAATTAGAAGAAAGTTTGGAAGCTATACAACCACCACAACCACAGGCTAATCCTGCTGATAAATTGGTTGAGGTAGAAGCTGCAAAAGTCCAAGCCCAAACACAACAGGCACAGGCTGATGCAGAGGTTAAAATAGCCAGACTTGATCTTGATAGGCAAAAGACAGAAGCAGATGTTGCACTTAAACAGCAAAAACTAGAAATAGATGCAGCTAAAATCGTAACTGGCTAAGATGAACAACAGCGAAGCACTAGGCCGTATGGTTTGGCTTATGGGTCATTCCAGGCATCATGCAGCTTACAAAGTAAGTGATATTTACAGACTGATCTTACCTGCAATAGCTAATTATCAGTTTCGTGTCTGGGATGGTGAAAACAATCCACAGGGTTTTATGATTTGGGCTTGGCTTACTGATGAAGCATCTAGTCAATATGAAAAAGGCAGTAATCACATAACTGGTCAGGATTTTGTCGGTGGCAATAATCTTTGGCTTGTTGAAGTTATTATGCCGTTTGGTGATGTTAGAGCCATGTTGAGTGAAGGCAGAAAATATCTCATTGGTCTTTATGGCAAAGGCACACAGATAAAATTTAGACGAACTAAAAACAACTTATTTAAAAAGGTGATTTTATAATGGGTGATAGTCCTAGCAACGATTCTGGTCAATCTGACGAATCTATAGAAGCGGCAGAACGATTTGACGATCAACAAACTGGTAACTTTGGTGGTGGTAACACTAATGTAAGTGATCCAGGTGACTCTGGTGGATTTGCAGGTGATACAGAACAGGCTCGTAGAGCAACTCAACGTCAATACGAAAGACAGCAGGGTGAAGTTCGTGAGAAAGCATTTATGGGTGGTGTACCTGGCTTTTCTGAAAGATTAAATCCAACAATACAGCAACAACAGGAATTTGCCAGACAACAAGCTGACATAGATGAAAGAGGTTTTGATCCTACACAAGAACAAATTAATGTGGGGCCTGGTGATATATTTGGTCTTAGAGAAAAGATAGCTGAAAACCTTAGACAAGGTGGTAGACCATCCTTCAACCCTCAAGGTGATATTATTGGTGCTACAGGTTATGGCCCTGCTTTGGGTGGCATGGGTTTTTTATCAGGAATGTTACCAAATGTAACGACATATACAGGATTAAATGCAGGTAATCCCTTTGGTGATCCAACAATGGGTGATGATGGTGGTAATGAACAAACTATTATTAGAAGAAACCCTAGTGATTTAGAAGAATTTCCAATAGCCCCTGCACCTCTATCAGAAGATTTGGCAACGAATTACTTACAAAACCCATTTTATTTATATTCTGGTCAAGGCAATCTATATCAGCCTTATGGATATGCAGGTAATACATTAGTTGATCTTTTGCGAACTAGAAACCTAACACAACCACAACAAGCAGCAGCCAATTTAGGTCTGTTTGGTAATCCAGGAGATTTTGTCTAATGGAAGTAGATATGGAAATGGCTGCTAAAGCCTATGCAGAATTATCAGAACAAGAAAAAGAGATTGTAAGGGAAGCTGTAGACAGCCCTCTTATGGGAATACTTGCTAAAGTGTTTGGTCAGGAATTTATCCAGGCATTAGGGTCATTTAATAGACCTTCTCGCAAGATGAACGCAGAAATGCGTGAACAAGCAGCAAGGATGTTAATGAGATGAGTAGACAAACTTATATTTATGTTGATGGCGAACTTGTTGAAAAATCAGAAGCAATAAAATCTCATTCTGTGAATATTATGAAGGATATTGAACCATATAAAAATATGAAAGATTTTGGTTGGATTACTTCACGTTCACAGCACAAAGAGTTTTTGCGTAAACATAACTTAATCGAAGTAGGGAATGAACAAAATCATATTTTTAAATGACAGATAATTTAGAACAGCTAGAAGAAAGCACTCAAGATTCTGCACCAACAAGTCCAGAGTCTACAAATGAGTCAGCATCCGAGACAGTTCGAGAGACTATAAGCAGGGTGTTGGCAGGACAGGAAATACCAGAAACAGAAGAAGCTGACACACTACCACAGCCACCAGAGCCAGAGCAACAGGAAGAAGAAACAGAAGAAGTTGCTGAAACAGAGGTTGAGGAAACAGCAGAAGAAGAAAAGAAACCATTAGAAGCTATCACACCACCTACACATTGGCCTAATGATTTTAAAGAACAGTTTAATGAAATGGATGCTACAGGACAGCATTTATTTATGAAAAGATACAAGGACTTAGAGGGTGATTATACAAAGAAAACACAGTCATTAGCTAAGTACCGAAAGAGACAAGAATCCCTAGACCAAATAATGAGTCCATATATGGGTGATTTTGAACGTGCAGGGATGGATCAGATTGGTGCTGTAAGACAATTATTTGCAGCCCATGATTATTTGCGTAAAGACCCAAAACAGGCGATCCAATGGTTAGCCAAAAATTATGGGGTAGATATGTCGGAAGTCGGAATGGACACAGCCGAAGATGATTACGCAGACCCACAAGTGAAAGCATTGCAACAGCAGGTAGCCCAGTTACAAGGTTTTCTACAAAATCAACAACAGACACAAATGCAAAGTGTTCAGCAGAATACACAGTCAATGATCGACCAATTTGCAGGTGAAAAAGATGCCAACGGCAACCTAAAACATCCACACTTTTCAGAAGTCAGGGATAGAATGGGTGTTCTTATACAAGGCAATCAAGCACCAGACTTACCTACAGCTTATGAAATGGCTGTCTATGCAGACCCTAAATTACGTCAGGGTTTGATGGATAACTATGCAGCTAGTAAGACACAGAAAGAGGTAAAAACCGAAGCTGTGAAAAAGGCAAAAAAAGCACAACGATCTACTGTCAGGGGCAATGCTACACCTTCTGAAAAGGCACTTCCAAGCAATATGTCTGTAAGAGACACAATTATGAGATCAATTCAACAATTAGAAAATAATGAAAGGGGATAGATTATGGCGAGTCCAAATTTATCGGAGATAATCACCACTACTCTTAGAAATCGTTCTAAGACTTTGGCTGATAACGTAACAAATCATAATGCTTTGCTACGAAGATTAAGAGAAAATGGTAACGTAACGACTGTTACTGGTAGAGAAATAGTAAGAGAACTTGAGTATGCTTCAAACGGCACAGTTGGGTTCTATAGTGGTTACGAAACACTAGATGTTTCACCAAGCGATGTACTAACCAGCGCCACGTTCTCGTACAAACAGCTGGCTGGAAATGTGACAATTTCTGGGCTTGAACAGATACAAAACTCAGGTACAGAAGCCGTGATCAACTTGCTTGAGTCAAGAATTGGTGTACTAGAAAAAACAATGATGAACACACTTTCAACATCACTTTATTCAGATGGTACTGGTTCAAGTGGTAAAGAAATCGGTGGACTTCAGTTGTTAGTGGCTGATGCAGGAACAGGTACAGTTGGTGGGATTAACAGTTCTACATTTACTTTTTTCCAAAATGCACAGATTACTGCAACAAGTTCTGCTTTTAGTACAGCAAACGTACAGGATGACATGAACAACATCTATTTAAGTTTAGTTCGTGGAGCAGATAGCCCAGATTTAATTATGGCTGATGCAAATGCTTATAAAGCCTTCTTAGGCTCATTACAGGCTATTCAGCGAGTTACATCTGACACAGTTGCAACATCTGGTTTTACAAGTGTTCAGTATCTTAACAGCGATGTTATCTTTGATGATGCGTGTCCAACTAATAAAATGTATTTCTTAAATACAGACTATTTGAGACTAGAAGTCGCAGCTAACAGAAACTTTGTTCCTGGTGAAGCTAAGATGTCTGTTAACCAAGATGCAATGGTCACTCCGATGTTTTTTAGTGGAAACCTAACAGTATCAAACAGAGCCTTACAAGGTGTTATCCACGTTTAATTTTAATTAGAAAGAAAGGACAGTTGTTATGACAATAGCAGCAATTATGGGGATTACCCCTACGGCTGTAGCTGATACTCCAGAGTTTGCTTTGGGTCAATTAGGTGCAGTTATCGATAGTACCAATGGTACTAAATTATATAAATATCTACAGTATGATACAGGTGCAGTAGGAACAGC